GGCTTTTTCTTTGGCATCCAGATCAGCCAAACCCTTTACAGCTAAATCAATAGAGGCCTGATTACCGGACCTACGTGCATCCTCTAATTGTTGATTAAGCCTGATCCGCTCATCGCTTATTGCCTTATAGTCAGCCTTATGCTTCTCCTCTTGAGCTTTGAGTTGATCTAGTGTCTGCTGATTTTGGGTAATCCTTTCAGCATCCTTTTGTTCTTGGGTTTTACCTATTTCATTATAAGTTTCAACTATGGCCCACTTATGTTCTTCAGCAAGTTTTTTAGCATCATCAAGATTTTTCTCAGCCTGAGCAAACATTCGGTCAGAAGCTTTTTCTGACTGATCAGCCAAAGTGTTAAAGCCTATAAACCTTAGGATTTGTGAACTTAGGGCATATATTCCGCCAGATAAGAATTGAATACCTGATAATAAAAGCTTTAAACCTACATTAAAACCTAATGCGACATCAGACACTGTGGCAAATGCCATTCTTAATAGATTAAGAACTGTTTCTAGACCGCTTACATCTTCCTTACCACTTAAAATCGCTGCAAAGAGTGGAGAAACTGCATCCAAAGCCGTAGTAAATGCACTCCACATAGTCTCACCTAGTGAAGCAACATTTGAGATTAAGGATTTTACAGTTTCGTATGCCTCACTTAGCGTGGATTTAAGCGTTTCAATAGTAGAGGCATCAATGCTTAAAAGTTTATCTCCAATCCAAGTAAAACCTTCACCAATATCATTGATATAGGTTTTTAGTATTCCTAAATTATCAGCAATTACAGATAAAGCACCTGCTACAGATGCACTTGTACCGCTAGCCTGATCCATCTCGCCAATAAGAATTTGCCACTGAGTGGAAATCTTTTGTAGTGCATTGCTAATAGTAATTGGAAATTGATTATAAGTTTCTTGTACGGCATCAGCCTGGCTATGAAGTGCCTTCACTACTCTTTCAGCAGTTAATTCACCATTTTCGGCCATTTTACGAAGTTCGCCAGTGGTAACACCGAGTCCACGTGCCAAGGCCTCAGCAAGTCCATATCCTCCCTCCATAATAGAGTTGAATTCTTCACCACGAAGAACACCGCCCTGCATAGCCTGAATAAATTGCTGAACTGCTGCCTCGCTTGCTTCAGCTGAACCACCACCAATTTTAATGGCTTGCGTTACGGTTTTGGTAAGGTCTAACGCCTGTTGCTGCGACATACCCATGTCTTTCGCAACAACATTTAATCGGGTAAATAAATCTCCAGTAGCTTCTAAGCTTGAATTGGTAGCAAGTGCCACTTGATGCACACCAGCCATTGCAGCAGTAAAATTACCGCCTTCTTTAGTTGCAATATTGATTCGTGCAGAGAGATTGGTATATGAGTCAGCCACCTGAGCAATTTCCCTCACACCGATACCAATACCAACGGCGGCCATAGCTCCCGCAAGAGCAGTCGCTGCAAATCTAGCCGCTCCCATCCCTTTAGAAAGATTGGAAACACCCGAATTTGCTTTTTCTGCTGCCGGTTCAACACCATGAAGCTCATTTTTAAGCTTCTCAATCTGTTGCTCGGTAATTCTGGTAACTCGCTCAACTTCTTCAGCCGGCAATTTACTATTGGCCTTAAAGTCCTCTAGCTTTCGCTCAAGCGCAGTAATGGCATCATTGATGACTGTAGGCGGTTTAATGCCTAGAGCCTCATAGATTTCATGTCCAGTCTGCTTTGCGCTGGTTGCAGCCTTATCTGCACTGGTCGATACACTACGCATTGCAGAGGATGCTTGTGTATCAAAATCTGCAAATGCTGCTTTGGTCAGATCAACTGCCTGTTCAAGACCTTTGATCTTTTCTCCTGCAGCCTTAATTTCATCAAGAGTAACAGCTTCACTACTTTGTTCTAATGCGGAGAAAGCATTCTTAGCTGCCAGCAGCTCGCTTTCAAGCGTATTAATACTGCTAGTGCCGATACTACCAATTCGCTCAATTTCTTTAGTGCTGAGATTGGCCCCCTCACCCATTGACTGAATTGCACGGGTCGCAGTCTGAGCTTCACCTACTACTTGGCCAAGATCTACCGAGCTAAAACGTTGCAACTGATTAATTGAAGACTGGGTAGCATTGTCCACGCCACGCATGGCATTTACAGCAACGTCCTGATAGTAATTAAAAGCACTGGACGTTTCTTTAATGGCATCTTCAATACTTAAAACACGCTGCTTAGCGATTTCAATATCTTTTAAAGTGCCATCCGTACTTTGCAACCGAACCAATTCAGCTTGAGCAGCTTTTAGTGCCGAGTTAAGTTCATTGAGACCTTGTTCACCAGTGCTTGACATTGAACGTAGCTCACCTGCACTGATAACCGATTTATCACCTAGTGCTTCAATTTCTTTGGCAGCAGAAAAGAATTTAGTCCCCAGCAGTTCTGCAAGTTGAAGCGCATCACCTGGAATGGCTTCACCAATCTCAAAGCCTGCTTTATTTGCCTTGGTGGCAGTATCCTGAAGTGTATTACCTAAGCCATCGAACTTGCTGGCAGCCTGATCAGCTTTCTTCTGCAAATCATCAGGAACTATTTTTCCAACTTCCTGAGCAGCTTGTTCAGATGCAGCCTTCAGTTTTTCAGATTCCTGTTTTATTGCGGCATAAATGGCCTTAGTGACACTTTCAGATTCCTTGATATTCGATACATAGTTTTTAGTATCAGCTTCCATCACAATTTTAAAGGTTAAATCTTTACCAGCCATTTTCTTACTCGCAATAAAAAACCCACCGAATGGTGGGTTGATTGAAAACACTAAAAAGCACTCGAAAGTGCCTACTTTATTCTTGATTCATCATACTTCCACAGTGCTTACACTTTATTGCAGCTACTTTTATTTGCTCGTCACAAAATGGACAGTTCTTGAATTCATCCACACTGGTACTTAATGGTTTTCCAGCATTATGGGTAAAAAGGTCATCAGCAACCAGCTTAGTTCTAGGTCTACTTGGCTTTGAGAATGATGGGGTAGCTAAATTTCTTTTTATATCTAAATCATTATCCTCTATGTTTTGAACTAAAGGTTTTGCTACAGCGGAATAAATCACCATAAAGCTTCCGATAAACAAGAACACCCAACCGTATTGTATTTGTACCGTGCTCATCATTGCTTCTGCCATACCACCAAAGGGATTACCTTTTAATTTATCGGCAACCTCTCCTTTAATACTATTTAGTTTATACAAGAGATAGATAAAATCTATTACCACTATTAGGATTGATATGCCACCAGTAATTCTTAATAATTTTAAAGCATTAACAAAAGCCAAGATCAAGCTAATGATAGCTAAACCTAGTAAAATATAGCCATCAATACGTCCGCTACTAAATATAGAGACTGAACCTACAATAGGCATACTGGCTATTGGCAGAAAAACACCAAGCAATAGTAATAATCCGCCTGCCAGACCAATTAATTGTTGTTTTGAGAACTCCATAATTAACGCTCCCAAATAATGCGGTAAATCTTTCCATCAACCACAACTATTGTATAGCGTTGCCCATTTACCGAATAAATATAGCTGACAGCTGCGTGAGGCCATCCCTTACGGTCATGAATAATATGTTTGAAAGAAGATTCTGGATTTCCCAGAACATCTACCATACGAGCCTGAGTGCTTCCAATTTCTACAAACTCAGTACTGCCACGAATTGAGCTAATATCAGTTGAAGCATACAAACTTGTTGCAATAACTATCCCCAATACCATTGCTAAAATTAACTTTTTCATTCTCATGCCTTATTTTGAGATATTTTTGAGCATCTTAACCGACTGGTCTAAATTATCGCAATGTGAAAAAGCTTCTTTGCTCACGATGAGTCTTTTAAATCTTCCAAGAATTTCTTCAAGTCTTTAGCAGATGCATGCTGAGCGGATCTCACCACACTGGTCAGTGCTGCAAGCTTGTTCCGGTAATCCTTTTGGGCTGATTTTAGATATTCACTGTAAGCACCATAAGTCATATTCATGATTTCGGTATGAGTATGGCCAGCACTGATCAGTAGCTGGAATGAGTCAAACCAGGTTGAATCATTATCTTTTGTTGCCTGCTTTTTATTACGGCGTTTAGGCTGATCTTCTTTAAAGTAAGCGCCGTTGACCTGTAGTACTGCTGATAAAGCTTCTTTAAATTTCTGTTCCGAAGTATTGGCCAGATCAATCAAATTAGCTACTGGAAGCTTAGTGGCCAAACTACAGATACCCAGCACTTCAATTGAATGAGCCTTAAAAAGTTGAGTCAAAATTTCATCTGAATAATCTTTTCCTTTTAAGAAACCTTTTATTTTTTCGGCATGTACCGCCCATTGGTCAAAATCTTTTATCTGGATCTGGTGAACTTCAACATCATTCACTGTCATAGAGCGATTAGCTGCTAGAAAAAAATCATTCATGATGGAATCTCATTACTTTTGATAGTTTTAACACTTAAATAGAGTGCCGTGATAAATAAAGAACTTGGAGTCACCATCACAATTCATCTTTTTAAAGTTAAAAAAACTAAGTACAGATATGATCATCACAATGATCAGTAAAAAGAAAAATATCGCAGTAGTTTTATTCATGATTAAGCACCATAAAACACAGGCACAAAAAAAGACGCTAATGCGCCCCTGTGCCTGTATTTGCTTGTTTGATTAAGTTGCTGCAGGAATTGTCACGATGTGGCCATATAAACCCAATTTTGGATCTATGTCACGTTCTGTCTCAGATAAAGCCTGACCCGAAATTTCATACTCACCCAGCTCTTCATGAATCAGAGGGAAAGTGGTTTCCGGTGACTTCTTGGTTCGCCATAAACGAACGGCCATGTGTTTGCCATTTGTCGTATTGATACCCTTAAAGAATAGTTCGTACTCTTCATCAAAATCATCTGCAAGTGAAGTATGAGTTACCGCACCTGTTTTGTAGCTGGCCAGAATCGGCATGGTCAGATCAGCCACATCATGAAAAATCACAGTACCAAATACTTCATCCACTTTATATTTTGATGGATCAACTGTCTTGGCTGCACCACTAGTCGAGTCCTTAAATGAAACTTCTTTCAGGTTATAACCTTCCAGCTGTATTTCTTCACCCGCAACCACTGTTCCAAGGGAATCATCAGTCACCGTATTTGTAGCGACTTCAGTGTTAGTACCTGAAACGATATATTCCAGATTCTCTTTATTTACTTCTTCCAGTGTTCCATTGAAACTTACCGCTGTGGTATTCACCATAGTGAAGTCAGTTGTACGTTTACCTGATGTTGATTCTTGATGCTCGATCACATCAGCATCGATCTCTAGCTCAAAATCGGGCACATTGCCAATATGACGCATCGCACCAGCAATGCCATTCGACAGCTTGGATAAGTAGAACTTACCCTGCAGAGAAATATATTCCTTAGCCATTACTTTTCATCCCCTGTGATTTTCTTGGCTGAAGCAGCTGGCTTTGGTTCAGGGACTTCCTGAATCACGCCGTCTGCCAGTAATTTTTTGATTTGAGCATCATCCAGTCCACCGACGAACTCACCCTTTTTAAACCGGCCTACAGGTTGTAGTGCCGTATATTGTTTTGCTGCCATGACTGGCTCCTAGATAAATCGTTCTGATTCAAATACTGCTGTGAGATATGCAAAACCTGTACTGAAGGCTTCTTTCACATCAACCAGCATCAATTCTCCACGTGCCGAGGCTGGCTTCCAGCCTGAGAGCAACTGAATAACATCTTCAAGAAGATTACCTGCCTGATCCGTAACAACTGAACCATCTGTCATTTGCGATTGGGCATTCTGGCAAGCTACAGTGACCGCCCACTGCTGGCTGATCATGTTCATTTTCCCCTTGCCCGCACTATCCTTAGGGCGAATACGCACGAAGTTGACGTGAGCTGATGGGGTTATCTGAGACATTTCAGTCACCAGTACAGAGTTCAACGGCGTATAGATCTGCTTGAAATCCGGAACCTCCTTGAGCTTCTCGGCAATTTCTCCACGTACTGCAAAAAAGTCAGACACCTATATGCCTCCCGATAATATTAAGGATCTCTTCATCATCATCCTGATTGATGCCCAGAAAAGTACGAGAAGGGATATTGACCTGTTTCACTTTCCTGAACTGGCCCCCCACCGCAAAGGTTAAGTACTCCGCCGTTTTAGGCAGAATGGTTGCACCAAAATGAAAGACATGGGCGTACATTTTGTTTGAACCCCACTCAACACCATCAGGGCGCAGGTTATAGTGCAATTCATTCATTAATTCACCCGTATCACGGCCTGTTTGACCATTTTGCATCCGGGCCCGCCATGACTGTTTCCATGGGTTACCGTCTACATCATGCTGGCCAATAAACCGGTCTTGAGTGGAGTGAACCCCATAGCCACCAATCTCAACAAACATATCCTCCTTTCTGCTGTCGAAATCGGCCATATGCTGCAGTACTGCCATTACAGCAGATTCATTGTCAGGACGAATTGTTATAGCAAAAGCCATACCTCCTCCCTATTTAAATGAAGGCATTTTGTTCAGCGTGTCATCACCAAACACGCCTCCTACATAACTGGTACCGATGGGCATCGTACTGGGAGTCTGTACCGGCTTCTCATTGGTGACCTGATTTTGTGTATTGAGGATATTCAAAGTAGCCCTACCATCTGCAATCCGTTTTAAGAAGTCAATTTCAGCTTTATAGCGATTCTCGACTTCTTCTGTTGGACGCTGAAAGTAAAGACGGTAGCGCGCAATATTGCAGGCGATCCGTTTTAATGTGCTGGGAACTTCCGGTAATGGCAGCTGATATTTCACTGCTACATAACTGTCTATTTCTTCAACTGCATCTTGTAGAGCCTGCTCAATGGCATTCTCTACAGTCTGCATGGCCTTTAAATTGGATATCTCATTTACACCAAACCGAGCCTCCATATCTGCTTGTGTCGCGTACATAGATCACCTTACTTGGCTGCATCTGCACCCTGTTCAGCTGGCTTGTCACTAGCCTTAGACTTAGACGCTGGCTTGGCCTTTTCAAGCTCAGCCACCTTTGCCTTAAGTTCAGCAATTTCCTGCTCAGCTTTAGCTTTATCAGCAGCAGCTGTCTGATTGGCTTCAGTTAAAGTAGTATTTGCTGCTGTCAGCTCTGCATTGGCTTTTTCAAGCTCAGCCAAACGTGCTGCGGTACCATCTGCTTTAGGCTCTTCCGGCTCCTGATATTCTTCAATAGCCCCAGATGCTAAAAGGGCCTGAATACGTTTTGCTTCAAGCCCCTTGATTTCATCACCTGGCATAAAATGCCCGATGGATTGTTTTGCTGTGTACTTCGGCATTTAAGCCTCCTTATAGAGTAATGAAGCCGGTTCCACCAACAACGCCGTTTTTGTTAGAAGGAACGACCAGTGGAGCAGATTCAGTCATCAGCATAATGCCACTTGGATCTTCACAGTACCATTGACGGTCAAAGTACTGCTGAGCTACACCATTGGCCAACATATTTTTAATCTTACAATGAGCCACCGAGCCATTAGTATCCGAGATCAGACTGAAATAGTCTTTCTCAATGAAACGGTTCACCTTACCCTTATGACGGTAGGTTGCATCGTAAACCCAGAACTCCACTCCATCAAAAGTGCCTTTCAATGTAGCAGTCTCACTTACGCCAAAGCTTGGTGTAACTGGTACAGAGATTCCAGCATAGGGCTTGATGAATTCATCCTTGAATTCTGAATTATTCCATAGAGCTGCCCAAACCGAACCCGACATGATAGCAAGCTTAGCTTCACCACCATCAGCGGCCAGTTGACGCTCTAGCATACGTTTAATGTCATCAACAGGCTTTGCTCCAGCTTCATTCCAAGGTGTTGCAGGAGTGAAAAGCAGAGATGCATCACGACGGTAATCCACCAGGTTGTATTCATAATCATCTGAATGCAGCAGGTATTGACCATTTTTTAGAAGATTAATGGCCATCATCAAAACCGAGTTATCAATCGCATCATGGTTGCGTTTCATAACAGCGATTTGAGCAATTACCATTTTTTCCTGGTCAGAGAGCTGCTGGTTACCGGTAGAGATAATGCCAGCTGTACGCAGACGTTCCAGCAAAGCAAGCTCAAAGGTTTCTGCAGGTGTTACCTGATTTTTAGGTTTGTAATAAGCCGGCTTCACATGACGTACTTCACCGGATTGATCAGTATCAAAAGGTTTACCAGGTTGCTGTGGCGATACCAGTGGTGCCAAGTCGTGTTCAGCTGTTACTTCAGCTAGTGGTACGTAATCCCGAGCGAATATCGGGCGGTTTGGAAACAGGCGGTCCAGCAGCCATGTATCCATCGGACGGAAGTTGTTATGAATGAGAGCAAGCTCACCCACATCAAGAAGTTCAAGCGGAGTACCGTCAATATTAAAAGACTGTGGCATGTTTATTACACCTTAGAAAGTTCGATTTTGTTTTTGGTTGCTTTGGCACGGGCAGTATCATATTTCGCCTTGTCCAGCAACGCCCCATTTAAAGAAACAGCCTCAACGTTAAATACGCCGCCGTAATACATTGGAATTTCTATCCCTTCAGCCGCTTTAATGGTTGCTTCGGCTGCGGTAACGTTCTGGCCACAGATCACATCCCAGGATGATTCATCTGCAGCATGAGTCAGTACATTGTCATCAGACAGTGTCAGTAGATCGCCGTAATTGTAGGCGGTACCGGCTGTTACCTTGCCATTGGCACGGCGCAGCTTTTCATTGTCGAGTACCAGTTTACGTGTGGTAAATGACACCGGTGGGATATAGTGAATAGGCATGAATTATTTCCCCTTGTTTTGTTCAGCGAAGGCTTTTGCACCTGCTGTGAATTGATGCTCCTGGTTACCGCCCGATCCGCCTTGTCCTTGCCCACCCTGGCCACCAGTAGCCTGATGATTGAAGAGGTAGTTCAGCGCAGGATTTACATTTGGTGTTTGTTGTTGCTGTTGGCCAGCTGGTGGTGTTTGATTACCCGCCGAAAACTGTCGAAGCTGCTTTGCAGTAAAGGCAAAGACAGAATCATCCATATTGGTATATGCAGTTTTATCATCAGCACTGAATTGTGTTTTCAGCTCTGTTTCTAAAGCTGCTATCTCATCAGCACGTTTCTGGGCTTTAAACTGTTTCAGCTCCTCCAGCGCATCATCGCGCTCCTTTTCTGCCTGCTGTTTGGCCTGTTGTGCTTTTTCTAGTTCGGTCACGTCTGTGTCCTCTTCTGGTGGTTGATTGGAGTTAGGTTTGCCTGAGAAGGCTTTGATTGATGTATTCCGATCAGCACCGGTAGAGCAGATCGTGAATTCACGAATACGGTTGTTACGAAAAACGGCGATAGGTCCGGTAAATGACTGACCATTAACCACAACGGTCTGGCCTGTATTTACCTCTTCAACTGAACCCGGATCAATAAACATGGACATTTGAAATGGAAACTCGTCATCAGAGTCCTGGACAATCTCCTTGGCCCGTTCATTAGTCAGGAAGTGTCCTTCTACATCGATCTTTCCATTGGTATCGACTTTTTTAACTACGCCTATACGATTAGAGCCGAAGTGCTCTTCCAGTAATGCAGTAGGTGAATCAATTTCGATACCCTCAAGATCAAAGACCACCCCGGTACGGCCCCAATACCAGTGACCATCTACACGTCCACCGCTATACGCCGTACCTTTAAATGTACGCTTATCTCCCTCTTTGGCCTGAGGTACCTCAATGGCTGATGTATTAAATAGATATTTCAGCCGTTCTTCATTTGGATCTGGCATTTTTCATGCTCCATAAAAAAACCACCCCGAATGGAGTGGTCCAAATTAATTTCTGAAATCTAGTTAGTTAAGGCTTTCAGTGTATAAACCATCTGACCATTTACTATTTCCCTTGAAACTACCTGAAAAGATATGCCTAAGGGAAACAGTACGCCTTGCCCTGCATTTAGCTTATCCAGATCAATACCTAAACCTTTAGCATTCTCAATCTGAATCACGATATTTGAGCCAGAACCTGCAAGCAGTAACGGCGCATCCAGAGTAATGACCTTACCTACCTCCAATGATGCAGCGTAGGCTAGTGAAGCTGATCCGGTCACTGTCGCTGTACTATTCGATGCTACTGCCTGCAACCTGCCTAAATCCTCCTTCAACCAGCGTTTAAGCACTTCCTCAGCCAGAGTGACAGGGGGCTGCTTTAACTGCGCCGTAAGAGCTGAATCATTGCCTTGTACATAATCCAGGAAAGTCTTAATTGTACTTGGACGTATTTCCGGATCTAAAGGTAAAACTGTCTCAACAATGGTTTCAAATAGATCACGGCTCTGCTCATCCATTGGAGCAAATAAACTGGCCAGCTTTTTACTTGCCGTCCACTCGGCTTTGATGACCTCTTTCTGCTTCAGCAAAAATGCTTTATCCATGTCAGAATCCAGGATCTTCTGATCTACCAGACCAGATAGATCGCCATAGGTCATTGGACTAGTACTCCACCCCATTTCCTCAGCCACTTCCGGTAGCTGATCATCAGGTGTAATACCATATTTCAATGCCTGCTTCTCGGTTAAGGCAATCACTGTACAGCGACACATGAAGCCCCACGGCGGGTAATACATGAGCCAGAACGGATCATCGATATGACGAATAATCCGGTTCAATGCCAGGTGACTTGGACGGACCCGGCTATCATCGATAGCTGAATACATCAGGTATGGTCGTTTGTCTCTATTGCGTTGTTGCTGTTGCCAGCGTCCATGACTATACGCCGTCTGAATATTGCTCCTAAAAACATTCTTGAGATAAGGCTCACTTAGCTTGATTTCATTTTTAGCGACCACTTTCTTAAAGTCCTCAAATGTCGAGCCATCTGCAATAGCCTTGTTTACAGCGGCTATCACAGTCTGGATCTGTTCTATGCTCGATAAAAAACTGACCGTGGTGGCCAGTTGTCGTGTCTTGAGATCC